CTCATCGTGTTGATACCAAACATTGTCGCCTAATGAACTGGCAATGTCCAGACCAGTCACAGTCATGCGCCCTTCCATGATGGCATTGAGTTTATAGTATAACATCATGCCAATGATTTGATCAACTGGTTCTTCAGGCAAAGTGGTAACATTGATACCCATCAACTGCATCATCTCAGCGCGAGGCATGTTGTTTTGATTGATAAACACTGTGCTTTCCAGTGCGCCATGCACAAATGCTTTTGCTCGATCCAGGGCTATATTGGTAGCGGCAGAATCTTTGGAGTTGGTCAGCAAGTTGAGACTCACTGTGTATCGATTCATTTGCAGTTGATCTTCGTAGTAGACGCCTGCAAGGAAATCTAGGTCGTATTGTAGTTTAACGTTCATTTGATATTGATCTTGTCGTCAAAGTTGATGTGGTTGATTTCTTCTTGTTTCTTGTAGGATTCTTTCAATCGGTCTTGGTACTTGTTTCGAAAAGTTTCCAAGGCCATTCTGATTTGGTCACACAAATGAGCATTGCCCATGCCAATGGCTATGTTGAGTTTGTTGGAAAGTTCGCTGACCTTTGTACTGAGTTCATCAATGGTTAAGTCATTTATGTTACCGATTAAAGGATGTTCCATGTTGTCAGTTTACACTAAAACATGCAGGTTGTCAAGTGCGGTTTAACCGAAGGTGCAAGCGTTGTTACCGATAACGTACCATTTGCTATTGACGTATTGCAGGGTGCAACCTGTTCCGTATGTGGTTGGTGGGAAGGTTATAGTACCAGTGCCTGAACTTTTCCAACCAGCGTTGGTCACAGTCAAAACCATGGCAGTGGTACTGGCAGTTTGCATGAACGTTTTGATTTGTCCACTCACACCTGCAGCCAATGTAGCAGTTCCATTTGTTGTAAAGTAACTGGTGGTCAAGGCCAAACTGGCAGCACCAGCACTAGCCAGTGATTCACTGCTGTTGTTGAGAGGTTGGATTCGTTTATTGTTTTCAGTTATGGTAATTGTACTGCCACCGTCGCTGGAGCCAAAGTTGAACTCATAAACACCTGCGGCAGCAAATGAGATTACATTTGATGCATACCCCTGAATACCGACAGCATTCACATTCACAGCCGCAGGCAAGGTCACAGTGTGTGCGGCACTGCCAACTGTGATTTGTAGGCAAACTGAACCGTAATAACCAGAAGTTGGGAAGTTTGTAAAACTCAAAGTGATACTACCCGTTGTGGCTCCAATTGTTTGGTATTGTCCTGAGGCATAGTTTACAGCAATAGCACCTGTTGTTGTTGCAATGGCTATGCGATTGGTACTAATATCATTTAAATTCACCGCCGAGATGTCATAATTGTTCATGTTATTATCGACGTTGGTGAATACTCCATTTGTTTGCAACGCAGTAATTTCATTGGCTGCATAGGTAAAATTTGTTTTGGTATTGGTGAAGTTGTCACGAAAACCTTGTGAGTTGTTGTCTTGTCCAGCGACCGGGTACGCTCCGTCGATGTCATTTGGGTTGATTTGACTTGCCATTGTTTTTTGTCCTAGTTATACCAATATATTGGCTTTGGGAAATACCAGATATTTATCATAGCGATCTGTGGGATCGTACATATCAACTGGCTCATTAAATGCCATACTTGCACCATCAAATGTGGTTTCGGTTGTGTTAGATGCAGGCACATTGATCCAACCTACCACAGTGTATCCCTGTGCCGGGCTGGTTGGATAGTACAGTTGTTGACCTGCATATTGCCGTCCACGAACAATTTGAACATATTGTGTTTCTGCGGTGAGTTGTGTGGGTGTGAGTGTTACTAGTGTGGTCACAAGATCCACACTGATAGTGTACACTGCCATTCTTGTGTTGCCAAAGTTCACAATCATGCTTCCTGCGGCGGTACTCAATACAGCATTGCTACCACCTGCAGTTTTGCTCACAGTAAAGTAACTGGTGTTCACAGTCATTGATCCGGTGGCCGTTGACAAAGTAACAAACGTGCCGCCCAGGGTCAATGAGATTTTGAATGAAGTGCTGGATATCTTGGTCACATAGTATTGTTGAATGGTGTTACTGGCAGTGAGGGATTCTACACCGCCAAACGTGGCGCCAGAGAACCATATCACATCGTTGGTATTCAAATATGTGGCGTCGGCACATGTTATCAAGTTTGTGCCCGATGCAGTGGCTGTACAAGTGGTGTGAACAACATCAGTCACATAGTATATCTGGGTCAGTCCATTAGTACCATTGTCATCTATGCCGCCAAATACCACTCCGGTAAACCACACAGGATCATTGGTCAACATACCAGCAGTGGTCTCGGCCTTGATATAGTTGGTGGTCACATAGGTGTTGACACAGTTGTATGAGTAGCCCCCAGGTATGGTGTAACTTTCATCAAAGGAACTGCCAGCAGTCTCGGGACTGTATACTGTACCGTAAAGATCGGTATAATCTTGCCAGGCATCATCAGTGGTGGCATAATCACTATAGTATTCTTGTTTGACAAAAATTATTGTAGTTCCGTTGGTAAAAGTAACCGGTCCGTCTAATCCTCCAAGATCTGCAATATAATCTAGTGTTCTATTGTTGACGTCAGCATAGGCCTGACGTGTGGCCAGTTCAACCGCACCGGCAAATGGAAATTGTCCAGAACCGTATCTATCAAATGTGGTCAAACTTGGTGTAGGAGTCCAGTCTTGAGTTGCGGTATCCCAGTGCCGACTCAAAGTACGATCCATCACATAACGATCAACTTTGAAATCCACAGCATTTAAATGTCCCTGGAATTGTGTTTGTACATAATAAGCAATTTGCTGACTGCGTCCTGGTTTGGTGTAGCACATGACCCAGGCCGGAGTAAAACCCAACACACGACCGTTGATTTGTTTTGAAGTCATCCACAGTGGCAGTTTGTTTGATATCTGTCCCACAACATCAATCACTTGATCTCGCATGTTCACAAGACTGTTGGGATATACTTGTGTGAGTTGCGTACTGCCATCGCCTGGATCAGTAATAGCATAAGGCAAGTTCACAATCTTGCTCACGCTGGCGCCTGAGGCATTCACAAGATCATCAATGATCCGGCTGTAAACAACTTCATACACCACTTCACCTGTGACAGGATCTATAGCCTGTGCAGTGTTGATTTCGCCCAGCACAAGATTCTTCCAGTAGTGGTTTTCGTACAGGCTGGCCACATAAGTTTCCAAGGTGTCCGGGGCCAGGCCAAATGCATGTTGGTAGATCACACGATGTGATTTGCCAAAGTAAGGATCGTCAATTCTGTAGATATAGTCTGGCACAAAAATTTCTTCGTTATCCAAGAGGTCGGCTATCATCACACGATCATTGGCCGGGGGCATGGCTTCTATCAACAAGTTCTGATAGGGTTTGTTGTACACACGTTGGACTTTTACTGTGAATTCTTTGTCCACGCTCACAACATCTCGTGTGCCAATGGCTTTCATGATTGCTGTAAATTCTGCACCTGAGCCGCCGTACCCTGCTAAAATTGTAAGAACCGCTGGATCCGACAAGGTATACCCTGAACCCCCGTCATCAATAGCCACAGCAGTTATAACGCCGCCAACTATGGTAATTTCGCCCACTGTTGCGGCTCTGGCGCTGGCACCCACAGGTGTGTTAAATGATAGTACTGGCGGAGTTCCTGAATTATATCCCGATCCTCCGTTGTCAACAGTGATGGCATTCACATTGTAAAGCGTCTGTTGAGAGTCTTCTGCATAGGCATTTACCGTGAACACAAAGGTACTGTCAAAGGTGGTTTCTTGAACAGACACATTTCTTGTGACTGACTGTGTGGCGTCAAATGTTGTGGACCCAAGGTCAATAGCAAACGTATTGAAAGTCACACGCCCGGAAATTTCTCCTGTTTCCAACAGTTTCAATCCTTGTGGTAATAGATTGTAAACTCCCGGTACATAAGCATATGGCAGTTGGGCAATACTGGCACCTGGCTTGAGACGATATTTCAGTGTGCGGCCACCTGTGTTAGACGCCTCAATTACCAGCATACTGGTGGCACCATTTTCAATAGATCCAAGGTCACTTGGAGTAAACCAAACAACTTCGGCGTTGGCAGTACCAGAGATAGTGAGTGTAAATGGGTACGGGTCGCTGGCCACAATTAAATTAGCAGTCAAAGAACCAGTTGCAGTGGTCAACGATACAGCAGTGGTACTACCAAGATTGTTGGTTATAGTAAATTCTGTTGCACTTATTTGATCAAGCACATAGTAAACTTGAGTTGCTGATGCAGTGATACCGCCAAAACTGGTTCCAGTAAACACAATGGGCTGTCCAGTTTCAATTTGCGATGTGCTGTCACAAGTGATATAGTTTGTGCCAAACGTGGTAGCAGTACAAGTGATTGGTGTGCCCACATAATCAGCCTGGTATGCCACCACGTTGAAACTGTACTCAACACGGGTAACGCCCTGATCGGGTATGTATCCGTAGTACCAACCAGAGTTGGGATCAATTGCTAGGCCTGGAGGCAACCCTGATCCTATGTTGACGCTGATAGCGTATTTGAGATCGGGTGTGTCATAGTCGTTGGCAATAAATTGATGTGCATAGTAGTTGTCGCCACGCACAGTACCTAGGTTCTCGGGCAAGGAATTTACAATGAATGGTCTACGTTCTGTTGTTTCGTCAGCAGTGATGTTGGAATTGTCAGCAGTGATTTGTGTAGTACTGGCGTTGAGAGTCTCTCGATTGTAAACATAAAAATAGAAAGTTCTCAAGTCAGTGGTAATACCATCAGTGACCTGTAGAGTGAATTGATAATTTTTGTTGATGGCACTGGTCACAAAGTCATAGGGATACACATACTCTGGTGTGAGATCGTAGCCTGGCGGCTTGTCAACATTCACAGCCGGTTGGATATATCCTGATATCAGTCCTGTGGGACCGACCGAAACTTCTCCAGGCAACTCTCCACTCACCAGTGTGACCACAGCAGGAGCACTAGGACCAGCGTTGTCAATCAAAATCTGAATATCTAATCTGTCGCCGTCATAATAGGTTCCAAGATTGCTGGCGGATGCAAACACAGGTGCATTAGTGTTGACTACAGTGATTGTAAATGTTCGATCTCTAATGCGATCAACTGCGCCTGATTGGGTTTGTGTATATGCTCGAATTGTAAATTTGCTGGCAACATCTCTATTGACATCAAACGGCACACCTTGAAGGCTGGCCAGAGCCTGCGGAACACCCACAATCACCCCGTTGTCTGCGCACTGAATACCCGGTGGTAATGATCCAGCAATCAATTTATAGTAAACATGTTGCTTGAACTCCGTGGACATGGTGCCTGCAGCTGTGGTCAGTGTGACAGGTATAGAACTGAATTCTGTGTCGGTAATGCGGAATTCTGTATTGCTGATAACATCTAGTACAAAATATCTCACTGTGGAATCAATGCCGCCAAATGTGGTACCTGAGAATATGACATTGAGGTCTGTATATAATCCCTCTGTACTGGTACAAGTGATAACGTTGGTCACTGCTGTGGTAGCGGTGCAGGTGGGCGAAAATGCCAAGGCCTCTGTGGTTACCAGCAGGGTGTTTTGATAAAATACACCTTCGGGAATGTTACCCAAACTACCTGCTGGAGTGATCCAAATTGGTTGACTCATATTTTACCAAGGTGATGTGCTAAATGCTATGCGATACCAAATTATAGTGGTTGCATCGTATTCATACACACATACATATAGATATTCTTGATCAAACGCAATCATGCCTGGGACATCACCGTCTTGTCCGCTGGGCGAACTAGGGGGTGTGGTTTGGAAGTTGTTAAACAGTTCAGTAAAATTGCTGTTTATATACTGAAACGCTGTGCGTAGCGGAGTTCCTTGTCCATCATTGGCAACATTCCCCACATTGATTAATAGTTGTGTCATAAATTTGCAGTCCTAGTGCTGTATTTACCAAACTTTGTGTCCGGGCTTGCGAACCCGATCTGTCGCTAAATACAGGGACTCGGAGCTATCAATGTCATATATTATCAATAACAGCCGCGGAAATGTAGTTGCCATCGTCGCAGACGGTACTGTAAACACCACCGCCACAGACCTGGCCCTGGTAGGCCGCGCCCTAACAGATTACGGCACATACGAAAACGAAAACTACGTGTATTTGTTGGAAAACTTTGCCAACTCAACTGAGCCGCCGCAG